ATTATTAGACATTAGCACAAACTCAACATCAATTTCAGAATAAAAAGCTACAGAATTATATAAGGCAAAGTTCTACAATATATATAACATACTCAAAGGTCGAGTAGGACCAAACTTTGAGTATTTACCTAGACAAATAAAAGAAGTTTTAGCTGACATGGCGTACAATATGGGTCCCTATCACACTTTCTTTAAGACTACTAAATTTATTAAGTCTGTAAAGAGATTAGCGCAACTTTTAGTTAAAGACACCCACACGTTAGAAGAAAGAAATGAAGTTAGAAATTTAGTTACTGTAGATATACCAAAACACTTTAGTAATAGTAGCTATTTTGATGTAGGCACAAATCACAACAAATATCCTGATGCACCTGGAAGGCCTAATATTACAAACTTTGATGAATTTAAAAACATAATGGAGCCATCTTCAGACCCGTCAAATCCCAACTATGATTCAGCGAATCCTGATGCAGTAATGCCGACTGTCTATAACGAAGACGGCCGTCCTATGAAACTTCTTAAAAAGTTGTTTTTGTTTGCAAAGGGTATTGTCAATCAAAACAATAATGCAAATGAAAGCTACAGTTTAAAGTCTGTTTATAACAACTTGTTCTCTTAAGACATTAAAAGTTTTATATAGTCTCTTAAAATAGACTCGTTTTTATTGCTTTTTAGACTTTCACTAACATAACTTCTTATATGAGGAGCTTCGTCATTAGATAATTTTCTAAGTAAGTCAACTGCATCGTCGAGTTTGGCTAATTCTTCACTTTTCGATATTTCAGCTCTTACATCTTTACTTTTATCGTTAACAAGGTTTCTAATTATTTCGCCTGAAGGGTCGATTTCTAACAAATCTGCTCTATCTGCTATGATCAATCTTACAAGATTGGAGCGATCTTTAAGAAATTTTCTAATTATTTCGCCTGAAGGGTCGATTTCTAATAAATCTTTTCTACCTGCTATGAAAGCTCTTACATGTTTGCTTTTATCTTTAGCAAGTTTTCTAATTATTTCGCCTGAAGGGTCGATTTCTAACAAATCTGCTCTTCGTGCTATAGAATATCTTACGTTGATTTCTTTGTCGCTTGCTAAATCTAATATGATTTCTGGAGGAGCATTTATTTTTTCTGCTGCGATATTTCTTATTTCACTATTTGAATCTTTAGCAACATGATAAATAATTTTATTCGAGTCTTTTGAATGTTTGAGTATAGAAACAACTTCATTTTGAAAGTCAGAAATATTTTCTTCATTAGCGTTTCTCATTATAATATACTGATCGATGCTAATTGATTTATAATAACTTTCAACGTCAATTTCTAATCTTTTTGCGTCTGCTACGTCTTTTAATAAATTATCAAATAAACTTCCTAAATTGTTTTTTGAATATTCTTCTGATATACTTTTATTGTCTGCATTGACAGAAGCAGTTCCTTTGCGAAATTGTATTGATGGATCTTGTTTTGCGTTTTTAGAAAAACTTATACAAAGTTTTCTGGCAGGATCTTTTACGCTTCTTATGCTCTTTTTGATACAGTAGTACATATGACGATTAAGTTTTCTATGATAATTTAAGAACATATTTCCTGAACCTGAAATTGATGTGCACCAATTCATATTGCCTGCATTTTGTCCATATCCTTTGCTAGGATTAAACGTATTGTCGTATGCTATTTTATTTCCGTTCCAATAAGATCTCGCTAAAGCTATTGACCCTCTTATTGTCTTAGGATAATATATAATCCAATCGCTGTTTTCAGCAACTAACTCAAAGTCTGAGTCATTAGCTTCTTCCAAGATTTTTGAATATGTAGCTGCTAATTTGTTTCTGCTACCTTTACCTAAGACAAACATTCTAACTTGTTGGAATTGTTGTATGTCGTCATAAGTTGCAGTACAAGATCCTTGAGTAACCTTGTCAACTAATGAAACAGGATCAGACTCGCCTGGAATATTGACTGTTAAAAAATCTTGACTGTTTCTATTAGGTTCAATTGAGTTTTTATAGAATTCAAATTGTTGTACAAAGTCTTCTGAACTGTGATTTTGACCTGCATTTATAGTATTTGAGATAATATCCAAGTAGTCTGTATTTCCTCTTAACTGAGAAGAAAAACTTGATGTGTCAAAGTCCGGATGCTGCTGTTGAAATATTTTAAGTGAGACTTCATTGATCATTTCTTTGTTTAGAAAGTTTTTCCATTCGTTAAGTAGATCTTTAGTTTTCATGTAAAGTTCCTAAAATTTTTTTGTGTAAATAACAACAATAAATATTATAATAAATTATAAAATAACATTTTAAAAGGTATATAATGATTGATATTATTCCACCAAACCGTTTTGTCGGGCTGCACTCTCACTCAACATTTTAAAAACTTAGTATGCGTATATTTACCTTAAAGGAGGTAGTATGCCAAGATACGTTAAAAACAAATGCGAAATATGTAATAAAGAATTTGAAGTAATTTATAAGAAGAGGTCACAAAAGACATGTAGTAAACAATGTGCTTATAAGCTTAGAAAGAAAAATAAGAACACATCACCAGCGCAACAAAAAAAATGTAATATTTGTAATAAAGAATTTTTAGATAAAACTAAACTTAAACAACAGACGGAATGTAAATCTTGTAAACTTAAAAAAGGTGTTAAAACAAGAAAATCAAACGGATCTTATGAAAGAACTGAAGAACAAAATAAAAAATTGTCTGAAACTTTAAAGCGACAATATGACAATGGCGAAAGAAAATTTAGTGAAGAAGCTTTAGAAAAGCTTTCAAAAGGTCTAACAGAAAGATGGGCTTCTGGAGAAATGAAAAATAAATCTCAAGAAACTTGTTTAAAAAAATATGGCGTCGATCACTGGACAAAGGCAAGTCAATCAAGAATAAAACTTTCAAATGCAAGAAAAGGTTTTAAGTTTTCAAAAGAAGTTAGGCGCAACATGTCAAAAGCTGCTGCAAAAAGAATTAAAAAATATAAAATATACTCTTTTGGCAATGGCGGTTTTAGAGAGGACATAAATCTTTATGTTAGAAGTAATTGGGAAGCTAACTTTGCTAGAGTATTAGAGTACAATAAAATAATATTTCAATATGAACCAGATACATTTGAAATATCTGGCGGCATAACTTATACACCAGACTTTAAAGTTGGAAATATATATTTTGAAATCAAAGGTTATATGGATAGTAGATCAGAAGAAAAAATTTCTGCATTTAAGAAGACACACCCGAGCATAACTTTAGCAATAATTTCAGGCGATGAATATGATTTTCTAAGAAGAACTTACTCAGATAAGATTTTATGGGAAGGCAAATAAAATACGTGTAAATAATAACATTGTATTTTATAATAAATCACAATTTAAACATATTAAAAAGGTATATAATGAATAATACATTTAACACAGAAAGGAGGTGCCTAGAGAAGGTTGAACTTGATATGCTTAGACCCGACAGATTTGTTGGTTTGCATGCCCATTCAACCTTCTCCTAGGTATCTACATTTGATGGATTAGGTTATCCTGCAGACCATATTGACTTTGTCTTATCTGAATCACAAGGAATGGACGCTTGGGCTCTGACAGATCATGGCAATGGTAACGGGCTTGCTCACGCACACTCGCACGCAGTTAAAATGCAAAAGGCAGGTCGTAACTTTAGACAAATCTATGGCGTTGAATTCTATTTCGTCCCATCACTACAACAATGGTCTGCAGATTATGCAGCACATAAGCAAGCAATTCGTGATGCAAAGACTGCTGCTGCTGCTGAAAAGAAAGCAAAAGAAAAGATTGATATCGATGCAGACGATGAGGCTGGAGGTCTTGTTGTTGAAGACGAAGATGAAACTAAAAAGATTGATGTTCTTAAAGACGAATGGAAACGTCGTTACCACCTTGTAGTTACAGCACGTAATCAGCAAGGTCTTAAAAATCTATTTACTCTTGTTAAGAAGTCGTATAAAGACGGTTTCTATCGATATCCACGAATTGACTTTCAAATGCTTCAAGAACATGGTGAAGGATTACATGTTTCTACTGCATGCTTAGGCGGCATCTATTCTAATCGTATTCTTCGAGGTGAAGTTCACGGACATAGTCGAGATCAAATCCAAGCAGAGCTATCAAACCTTACAGATAGATTTGTTTCTTGTGTAGGTGAAAATAACTTTAAGCTTGAGCTTCAATTTAATAAGCTTGAAAAGCAGCACACAGTTAATGATTATCTTATTGAACATCATAAGCTAACAGGCATTCCGCTAATCTGCACAGCAGACTCTCACTACCCAACAGCTGATAAGTGGCAAGCACGTGAGTTATACAAGAAGCTCGGATGGTTAGGTAAAAAAGACGGACTAACTCTGCCAGAGTTTGAAGATCTTAAGTGCGAGTTATACCCTAAAAACGCTTCACAAATGTGGGATGAATTCCTTGATGCATATCCTACGTACGACTTCTATAAAGGTAACGAAGAGCTAGTTCGTGATGCGATTAATAGAACGCATGATATCGTCTGGAACGACTTCGAAGATACTTGGGTAGATACAAGTGCTAAGCTTCCAACAATTAATGTGCCGAATAAAACACCATTTCAGCATTTATCTTCTCTTGTTAAGGATGCTTTAGTAGAACATAATCTTCATACAGATCAAGTTTATGTTGAGCGTGCTAAAGAAGAATTATCAGACATTAAGTATCTTGGGCATGAAGCATACTTTATTACAATGTACGAGATCTTTAAGAAAGCTGAGCAAAAGACTCTGCTTGGTCCTGCTCGTGGTAGTGGTGGTGGCTCTTTGGTTAACTACTTGCTTGGTATTACACAGCTTGATCCTATCCCTTATAACCTACTTTGGAGCCGCTTCCTAGGCAGACACCGTGTCAGTTGGCCCGATATTGATACAGACGCTGGTGATCGTGATGAACTAATTAATGCTGCGAGAGAACTATATGGTGATGACGCTGTTATTCCTGTTTCTAATTTCAATACCCTTAAGCTTAAGTCTCTTGTTAAGGATATTGCAAAGTTTTACGATGTTCCATTCGACGAAGTAAATAAGATGACAGGTCCTTTGCAAGAGCAAGTTATGCAGCAAGCTCGAGATGAAAATCAAGAAAAGTCTGTATTTGTTCTTAAGCATGAAGATTGCATGCAGCATTCACCAGAATACCGTGAGTTCATGGAAACATATCCTGAGGTAGAAAAACATGTGTCTTCACTGTTTATGCAAAACAGAGCAATCGGTAGACACGCAGGAGGTGTTATCATAGCTGATGCTGATGAACTTGCGCAGTCAATGCCTATTGTTGGTGTTCGTGGTGAATTACAGACTCCTTGGACAGAAGGTATGAACTTCCGCAATCTTGAAGATAACGGCTTTCTTAAGTTTGACTTCTTAGGATTAACACTTCTAAAAGATGTAGAAAACTGTATTTATCGTATTCTTAAGAAACAAGGTAATCCTAACCCAACCTTCTTAGAGGCCAAAGCTTTCTTTGATAAGCATCTTAACTGTAGATATCATGAGCAAAATGATCCTGCTGTTTGGAAACATGTTTATCATGATGGTCATTTTGCTGGCGTCTTCCAGTTTACTAATCAAGGGGCAAGACAGTTCTCTTTAGAAGCACAGCCTGAAAATATTGAAGAATTGGCAGCGCTTACAGCTATTTATCGTCCAGGTCCTCTTAAGGCAAACGTACATAAGAAATATGTCAAAGCAAAGCAAAATGCAGATCAAATTAAATACGATCATCCTATCATTAAGGAAATCTTAGGACCAACATTTGGTTTTGTAACGTTTCAAGAACAGTTTATGCTTTTGGCACAGAAGCTAGCAGGCTTTGATCCAGGCGAGAGTGATAAACTTCGCAAGACATTAGTTAAGAAGTCATTAGATACTTTGCATTCAAAAGGTTCTGAAAAAGCTATAGCACGTAATAAGTTTATTAAAGGCGCTAAAGAGTTAAATGATGTTCCTGAGTCTGTATCGTCTAAGTTATGGGCAGAGATAGAATTCTTCAGTGTCTACGGCTTTAACAAATCTCACGCAGTTGCATACGCTATTGACTCTTACTATGCAGCGTGGCTTCATACACACTATGAAACAGAATGGCTAGCAACAATACTTCAGTCTGAGAATGGTAACCCTAAAGGTATGTCTAAAGCTATATCAGAGATTAAGTCGTTTGGTTATGAAATCGCTGCTATTGACATTAATCACTCTGGAACTGAGTGGGAATATTCACAGGCATTGCAAGCATTTGTTCCGCCTTTAACATCTCTTAAAGGAGTAGGAGACAAAGCTGTTGAAGAAGTATTTGCGAATAGGCCATACAAAAATTTAGAAGATCTATTTTATAATGCAGAAGGAGAATGGAAACATTCGAAGCTAAATAAAACAGCTTTTTCTTCGCTAACAAAAATGGAATCATTCAAGTCTCTCCAAGAGTTTCAAAATGACGAGTTAGACAATCACAAGCAGATGCATGATTTAATACTCGATAACTATACTTTGCTTAAGAAAGGTAGATTCGGAATGACAAAAACTGCGATAAAAAGAGCACAAAAAAATGGCGAGGAAATCGTGCCAATTGTTGAAGATTTAATATCAAAATATAAAGTTGTGTCTGACTGGTCACGTGGTGAAAAAATAAAGAATTATTTTGATCTCAGTAATGATGCAAGTGACGACCTCCTATTTCCACCTAAATTATTAAAAAAGCTAAACGAAAAACAAATCAACAGCGTTTTTGATATACCTTCAGGTGAAAGAGGTATTGGTTGGTTTACAGTAACTGAAGTTATAAAGAAAACAACAAAAAACGGCAAAGCATTTATGCGTTGGAAATGCGTTGACTCTGATAATCGTAGCGGATGGTTGAGAGTTTGGGGTGACATGGAAGGTGATATTGAGTTTAGTACATGGCTTGCTGATGTAAAAAATGATGCAGGCTGGGGTATGTCATCAAGTCTTGCTAAACTTAAAAAGATTAATGCTTTTGATTAGTTTAAGTTATCTTACGTAAGGTCCGCTTAACATTGGGCCGATTGTACTTGCTAATGCATCAATGTCTGCTGTCTGAGAAAGAACTAAAGGAATTTGACCGCCTAAAGAGTCATACTGCATCTGTTGCGAATCACCTGACATCATATCGCTTTCTGTCATTTGTGGTCTAAGCATCATTGCGACAGCTTCCAAAATATCAGGTGCACAACTCATTCCACAAACTAACTCTGCTAAATCATTTTCACTTGCAAATGGTGTTTGGTGAGTCTGAGCATCTTGAAGATTTTGTCTTACAGAGCTACTATGACTGCTATTTTCTTTGATGATACTTTTTATAATTGAACGTAGACGTTTTTCTGTGATTTTCATTTTTTCTCCTAATGAATTTCTTTATTATATAAAACTTTTTGGAAAACCATATCTATAATTATCTCTAAAATCGATAAATAAATCTGTTAATGACATATGATTAGAACATTTAAATTGTCCTGTTGTAGAAGGACCTGTAATTGTTGGATACAACTCTGCAGAAGTACGTGCATTTAAAAGTGCATCTTTTTTATTATATACCCAACATCCTAAAGACATTTCTCCAGATTCGTCTACATATATGTTAAATATGTATTTTGGATTACGTGGTTCTCTAAATGCATTATGAGATCCTTTTAATACACTTCTAAAATAAACATAGTCACTTTCATCTAAAATCATTTCTCTAATAAAGTCCATAGCTTCATCGTAAGACATGATATACCCATGAGCTTCTCTTTTTCTCTTTGACTTTTTAGCAACAGGCTTCGGACGAGGAGGATTTAAACCTTTTATTTGTCCTCCAGGACCGCCAGAAGGATTCGTTCTGTTTTGATTATCTCCTCCAGGACCACCTGGATTATTAGGTCCTGCTCCTGCTGAAGCGTAAGCAACAGGTCCACCACCACTATTTAACACAGGACGAACTTTACTACTAAACAAGTCTCTTCTTGGTAAAGCTGTAGGATCTTCTTTTTGTGATACTGTAGAAAAGTCACTCCAATTCATACCTCCAAAAAACGGTCCATCATAACCATCATGCTTTCCGCCTACAACTGTCATTCTTAAAGTATTAAAAAACATATCTTCAGCTTGCTGTATATTTAATCCACATTGATTTACTAAAAAAGAAATAATGTCTTTTTCACTAGCACCTGGGAACAAGTAGCTAAAATAATAACCGTGAGTTTCTTTTGTAACGCCGTTTATAGTTTTTTTCTGAGAAGAAATATCTGCTTCTTTTATGATACTTTTAACAATTTGACGCAATCGTCGTTCAGTAATTTTCATATTTAGTCCTTAAAATATATAGCTTGTTTAAGTTTTTGTCTATTTTATATATTACTTTCTGTGTAAATTTATTTTAAATATTATATTATAATGTAAAAGGAAAATATACTTATGAGATTTTTTAATATTAACATTGAAGGTCCTGACTGTAGTGGTAAAACTACTCTTTACAACAGGCTTCACAAAAAAACAAACTTTAAATACAACATACAAGACAGAAGCTGTATGTCTATGTTTGTTTATGCAAAAATGTACGAAAGAGAAGATGCAGCGCTTTGGTTTAACAAAATCTTAGATGACCTTAAGCGTCTGGACACTCTTTATATACTATTACTCCCTTCAGAAAAAACAATTCTGTCTAGACTGGAAACACGTGGAGATGAGTTTCAAGATAAAGATAGCATTCTAAAAGTAAGAAGTTATTTTAGAAATATTGCAAAAATGGGTTTTGGTTCTTACCCTAATGTTTTAGTTTTAGAAGAAGATGAGCTAGAAACAAATGTTAACAAGTCGTTACAATTTATTAACTCTTTAAACGAAATGCCAGGTCAAGAACTAATCAAGTCTTTGGTGTTTAATAGCGGCAGAAACGAACTAATTGATGTTCAATGTAAAGAACAAATAGACAAAAGCAATTTAGACTTTACGGTTTTAAACTTTCCACAAGAAAAAGAATATTACGAAAAAATTGAGTTTGAATTTTTTAATAAAATCTTTAGAGAATTTACAGGTCTAAATGAATATAATCAAGCTCAAAAACATGACAGTAGAAGATTTATATATACTGATGATAGTTGCATTTCAATGATACATATACTGTGGCGACAAAACAAACTTAATGTTAGCGCGACGTTAAGGTCTTCAAACGTATCAAAGACTTTGTGGGCTGATTATGAATTTCTAAAAATACTTAGTGTTAAAACTGCAAGTGAAATGTCGTTACCTGATGATACAACTATAAATCTTACAGTTAATATTAGATCAGCTCATATTGTGCCTTAATTAAATAAACCTTGTATAATACTTAGTTAATAATATATTATAAAGGTAAAAAAATGTCAGACAATGCTTATAAACCTAAAAATACGTTTATACATGACAGCCTAGGAATTACAATTATTGTAGGCAGAGACGTAGATGATAGTGATGCTAAGTTAGTTATTGACAAACTAATTGGTATAACTAAAATCTTTAAAGAAAAGAAAATTAACTTTAGTCTGTCTGATGCATTTAGTACGCTTTTAATTGTCGCTTCTCTTGAAGAAAGAAATCTTTCTAGCCCTAACGGTAGTCATAGATGGGCAGGGTTTTATCGAAGATCGCAAGATTTAATTACGATAGACATAAAAAAAAGCAAAAAGTCTAGATCAAGCAAGACAGGACAGTACGACTATGTAGACTTTGTTTTAGTTCATGAAATAGCACATGCAATTCACTTAAAATATATATCGCAAGGCAGCAAAGAATCATATGATGAAATAACAAATTATTTTTTAAACCAGATTGAAACAAGAGAAGAAATAATAGATGCAGTAAATAACTTTGACAAAGATCGTTTGGAAATCAACTTTTCAGCAGAAAGTCATATTAAAAATTTTATAGAGCAGTCCAAAAATAACAGGCAATTTTTTAAAGATTTAAAAGACGTATATAATAATATTAAACCTTTAAATGATGTAAGAGCTATAGTTTTAACTCATTTAGTTTATGGCAAAACTATAAGTGAGCTAGAAGAAGATTATTTTGAAGAATCAACAAACTGGGAATATGATGAACAATTTATGCCAATAAATCAAAATTATTATTTTAACAAGCTAAAAGTAAGCTTTAACGATCTTATTTATAAATTTAAAAAAAACAAAAACCAAGTAATAGAAATGTTTAATAATCTTTATAATAGTCAAGACTACAAGGTTCAACATGGTGCACAAGAAGATTTTAGAGATATTTTAAAAAATATTAGATTATATTATTTAGAAGATGATGAAAGTGCAAGAGAAAAAGCAGAAAGTTTATTTTTAAGCGAGTATAGCGACGTAGAAGAGTACTTTTACAAAATGCCTGATGACGACTACGAAGAAGTTCGTAACTCTATGTTTTATATTGAAAAAACTGAAGAGTTTAAAAAAATCTTACAATATTTTATAAGTCTTTATGAAAAAGAAGATTTTAATATAAATAATTTTTCATATACAGTAAGTGATGTAATGAAAGAACTAGATCAAGGTGTTTTAAACGATTACTTGGTAAATAAAGAAATAGACGCTCGATTCTCTAATAGAAATGCATTAGACGTAGAAAAAAACCTGCCTGAGAGTCTTTTAAAACTGTATAAAGAAAAGTATCAAGAATATGAAAGTCTTTATTATAGACATAAAAGCAATGATGGAGATCTTTTAAAAGACTTAAAGTTATCTACATTTGCTCTTAAAGACATAATGCCATCTGAATATGGCTTGACAAATGAAAACGAAGATTTTGCAGAAAACTTTAGTTTGTTTATTTTAAACCCAGATATGCTTGATCAATGGAATATAAATAGACTTGTTAATCTTATGACAAGAACTCGTGCTGCTGGAAAAACTGTAATGCAAGCGCATAAAAATCCTATATTGAATAGGTATGTTAAACTTATTATAGAAAAGATATTAAATTGAACCCGCAATTTACAATTTATACCGGTCCTATGTTTGGATCAAAAACAACAAAGTTAATGTCAGATATTGACAGAGCCTTATATAAAGGAAGAAAAGTTGTTGCATTTAAGGCAAAAAGAGATAATAGGTATACAAAAGAGTCAATTAGCACACACACAGGAGCATCATATCCAGCATTCAGCATTAATCATGCTGAAGAGATATTTTGTTACATTACAGATAGTATGTTAAGTGAAGACACAATAGTTGCTGTTGATGAAGCCTTTATGATTCAGGATATTGACTCTGTTTTAATTTCTCTATATCGTAAAGGTGTTAATATAATTGTATCATCGATTCAATTAGATGCAAACGAAATACCTTTTGAAAACATAAAGAATATGATGCCTTGGGCGACAAAAATAGAAATATGTCCAGCTGTTTGCACTGATTGTGATCAAGATGCTTATTTTACTGAAGCTATGTTTGACATAAACAATGCATCAGCTGAGGAAAGAGTTGGTTCAAAAGGAATGTATGAGCCAAGATGTGCTAAACATTATTCTACATTTAAAGAGAAAGAAAATTGAAAAAGATAAGCGTTCCAATTGAAATAAAAGATTTAGGCACAAAGTTTTTAACTTCAGATATCTGGTTTACTTTACATGACAAAAAATATAAAAAAGTCTTACGTCCACAAAGATATTCAAAATTAATTAGAGGAAATAGACTACAAGAAATAGAAAAAGAAATAAGAAAATATTTTCCATATCATGAAAAAGATACGTCTTTTTTAAGAGCTTCTTTGTTTAATGCTACTAATACGTCTAGACCTGATCAGATACTTCAACGATCAGAATACACATATTACTTTAAAATGGTTCCGAGCGAAATAGAAAAATGCTTGTTTTTGATTACAGTTAATGGAGAAAAAATATTTTCTAAAGGCATACAAGGTTTTGCAGACGTTTTTAAACTATGGCATTCAGAAAGTGAATCTAATAGTATTGATGACAGACCAAAAAAAGATATTCAAGTTTTTGTGCCTTTTAAAGTAAAGCCTCAATATTATATTCCTGAAATAAATAAAAGAGTTTTTTATCATGGTAGTAGCAAAAGATTTGACAGATTGAACAAATATTCTTACGTTACACCTTACAAAGAAGACGCTATTAAGTTTGCAATCCCTTGGAGTAGCGATGAGTTATTAGTTAAAGACGAAGAGATGTCTGAAATAGGTAGACCTCCACGGTATTTAAGGTTTAAAAGAAACGTTGACATTAAAGATGACAAAATATATTTATATTCTATAAAAGGAATAGAAACAATAAGCACTTCTTCAAACACAGGAAAAATCTATCCTTGGAATAGAATAACTCTGCAAGATGCGGTTGAAGAAGAAAAGAGTCTTAAGCTTGAAAAGAAGATAATGTCGTGGAAAAAAGAATTATATGAAACTAAACACTAACTTTGACAGGAATATATTTAATTTTTTTATTGTGTTTTTCTAAGTCTCTGCCTGTTTTTTCTAAAGTATCAGCTCTGTCGTCCCAAAACTTAACTTCTTTTATGCCTTTATTCGCACTGACTTCATCTAGTATAACATTTGATTTGTATTCAGGCGTACTTTCTTTTCTGTTTATAGACTTAAAATAACAATCGTCAAAGTCTTGTAACGACATATCGTTTTTCTTCATTAGATATTCTGTTTCTTCGATGTCCTTTTCTTTATTCGATCTTGCTGTGCAAAGTATTACTCTTACAGATGGATCTTTTAAAGACTTTTGTAAGTCCAATATAACTTTTTTAATCCAGGCGTCTTTGTCGTGATTATATAGCGTCATATCAAAATCAAAAACATGAAGAGCTTTAATTTGATTTTGTGTTATAACAGATTTTATATAACTCTCTAATAATATATTATTCATAAAACCTCGGAGATTTAAATTGGTAGATATAAATAGGCCTTCATGGGACAAAATTTGGATGCAAATGGCAGAAACAATTGCACAACGGAGTCATCACAGTACATTTAAAGTTGGTGCACTTATTGTAACGTCTGATAATACACAAGTACTTTCTTTAGGATATAATGGTAATGCAACAGGAATGTCAAACGTGCCTCAATCTGAGGAACCTGGTTGCAGCGGTTTGCTTCATGCTGAAATTAATGCCTTGCTTAAACTTGACTATAACAATCCAAAAGATAAAGTAATGTATCTGACTCTTAGCCCGTGTGAATATTGTGCGATGGCTATTATAAATAGTGGAATTAAAAAAGTAATTTATAAAGAAAAGTATCGTAACAATTCAGGTATTAAAATGCTGCACCGCGCCGAGATTAACATAGAGCAGTATACACAATAGTTTATTTTTAATTTGATTTTTAATTAACATGCTTCGTTTATATATAGAATATAATAAAAAATCATAATGATAAAACGAGGTGTGTTAATGAACAACAGAAAAATGTCTTTAAAAGAAGGCTTTGACTTCTTATTTGAAAACGAAGAAGCTGAACAAGATACACAGATACAAGATTCGCCAAGTAGTAATAAATTTATAATTCAAGGTTTGAATCCAGAAAATATGGACGAATTATTAAACCCGACTGGTGTTCAAGATGCTGTAATCAACATCTTGGCTTTTGACGGTATAATAAGAAAAGGTGCTGGAAGAAAATCTACAATGGCACTAAGAGGTGCGACTTTTAATAAAGTTTTTACATCGCTTAACAACAGAGCAAAGCATATTGAATTAATAATGAACTTTGTTTCAAACAAAGCCAGCGCTGAATCTTTACTAGAAATATACGCATCAAGCTTAGACTATTTAGACAACAGAGGCTTTGATCGTTTCAAGGCATTGTCTGAAGGAAAACAAATTTCTACGACAATTAAAGGCGCCGACGTTTTAGATCTGATAATGGAAAAAAACTTCGCAGGTAATACAATTAATTTTTACAAATTAAAAACTAAAATAGAAGAAAAGATTTCTCAAATAGTACCTAATTTAAAAGACGATATATCTGGAAAGTCAGCAGGCGCAGAAAACTTAAGTCCTGATGATTCAAAGAAAATAGCAGATATAAAAAGTAAAATTAGCCTCTTAGGAAATTCAGATCCTCAAAATAAAGCTGAGCTAGCGGATATCATAACTCAATTTGCAGAACTTAAAGCACAATTAGCACACCTTTCAGTTGACTATAGAAACAACGAAGATATACAAGGTGAAATTAGTGATGCAAATGATGTTCTAACAAATTTCCAAAACGAACTAGAAAGTGCATATAGCGATCTGCAAAGCGAAGAAGATCCTGAAATAGACTTATTTAGTACTCAAGAATTAGAATCATTATCTAGTGATATTGAAAAGCGTTTTGATTCTATATTTTCTGATGTTGATGATGCTGAGTGGATTACTGATGGTGACTTACAAGATATTGATGATTTGCGTGATGAGCTCGGTGACTTTATTACAGACACTTTTTCTTCTGACGGTAGTGCTCAAGAAAAAGAACTAAACACTGACGAGAAATCTTCTTCAACAGAAGAAGAAAAAGTTTTTGTTAAAACTATACTTAAGACACCTGAAGAGGGTGACTTTGCCGACTTTGTAAGAAAATATTCAGCAATTGCTTCTTTTATATCTATTATAAGTGAAGACGCAGCTAATCAATTAATTTCAGATAGTGCTCAAGATTTAAAAGCAGGACAACTCGTTAATCTTCTTAAGAAATACGCAAAAGAAGTTGGAGAAAGTAGTAGAAAAGTTTTAAATGATTCTATAAGCAATTTAGCAAAGTTTACATACAAAGAAGTTGATGGTATTATTTTTGAAAGAGCTGGATCTTCTAAGTTCTTTATAAAAATCAATAAGCAAAAATTTGTTCTCGCTAGCAAATTAATGCAGCAAACAATGCAAAACTTATCTCCAGAAGATGCCTTTAATGATGAAGTCCTTAAAACATTTTTTGCACCAAAATTTCAGCTTACTGATAGTTCTGGCAATAATTTATTTACAAATATAGACGGAGCCATTTCAGCTTTTAGAAATGCTAATACATCAAAAAAGAGTATTTCGCTTGTAAAAGAGCCAAGACTCGATTCTGATTTAGGAAAAATAGTTTTTAAAATTGAAAACAGACCAGTAATGGAATTAACATCTGAACTTAGACTTATTATTAAAAACCCAGTTGACTTGCCTGACATGAGAGAAGCATTTGTCGATTTTGCTGAAATTGGTGGGACTTCTAAATCATTTGCAACTGAGTTAGGTCTTAGCAAAAAACAGTCAAGAACAGTTATAAATTTTATGAGATCTATTTCAGATAGAGATGAAAAAGCTATCTCAGCAGTAATTAGTCAAGAAGGAGAGCTTAGTGACGAAGACAAACAAAAGCTAGAAGATGCTGCAAAGTCTTCGTTATTAGTGCAAGAAGAAGATAAAGATCAACAAGTAACTCCAGAAAAAAGTGATGCAGGATTAAAACAAAGTGTTAGTAGTGTTAATGACTTATTAAATCATAAAGACATTAGAACTATGATGGATAGATTATATCTAGATAATTCTTTAACGTATGCTATTAGCAGCTTAGATGACACACAGCTACTTAAAATAAAAAATGGTGGTGTAGACCAAGGCAACATAGTTAAGTCAATGTTGATTACTTCTTTAAATCCAGACTTAACAGGAATCAAGAACGAAATTAGAAATTTATGCAGCGATGGGTCAGAAAATCGAAAGATTTTTGACAGTGTTTTCTTTAGTCCGCAGTACAACGAAGATAAATTTAAGGCTGCATACGGCTCGCTAATAATGTCAGCATTCGACAAAATGATTAGAGGCAAAAACTCTAGGATAGCTGAAGGTATATTGGGGAATGCATGGAAGTTTTTAAAAGCTACAACTGCTAACGTTGTATCTTTTGCAATACCTGCAGCTATTTTATTAGGCGGTTTGTGGATGTTTGGAGCTACAATCCCGGCTTGGGTTAGTTTGGCGCTCGGATCTTTTGCTACGGGGAAAAGCTTATATGATGCAATGAACTGGAAAAAAGAAGCAGAAAACTATCGTGACAACCCAATAAAATACATTACAGAGTCACTTGATGATAAAAACATTTCAAAAGTTGTAAAAGGTATTTTAAATGCTGCAGCTGCTGATGTTGTCATCAAAGCGATTAATGTAAATTACGATCCGCCTTCAGCACCTGGACAATCAAATTTAACTACTGGAAAGACACAGTTTTCTAAAAGCATTGAAGAAATGTCAACTGAATATAATAAATTGTCTAGTGAAAGAAAGTCTGACGCTAAAGCTTTGAATGAGTTTATATTAGATGAAATGTCAAACGCTGTATATTATCAAAAAGGAATTGTTTCTGAAAGCATTATAAACGCTGTCTTTAATGGTGTTATGTTTGGTCCAGACCGAGTTTCTGACGAGTGTAGAGAACAAATTTTGCTTGGACAATTTGACTTGGATTCTGATTATAGAACTGAGTTTATTCAATCTTTAATTAAGTCTATTAAAAAGTCTCCTGTTAAAAACAACTTTGTTGACTACATTGAACAACATACTAGAAAAAATACAGGTAAAGGTCGTTATAGATTTGGTACACGTGAGGAGCTTGAGCAGAGAAATAAAAAGAATTTCTTAGGAATGAACAAGTCTGCATTTGTTTCAAATGAACAAATTAAACAAGATTACTTAAATGAACTTCTACAAGACATGACTGGATTAAACTTCGAAGATTTCGCAGCATATGGTGATTATTCAAACGTAAGCTCAGAATTTAAAGAAGGTATTCATAAAAAAGACTTGGTTAAGTTTTTATTTGAAGACACTGATTCTTCAGACGATTTATCAGATACAAAAACTTCAGCAAATCAAGAAATGAAAGATGAGCAAACAACAGGTGATAAAGCAACCTATATAGGACTTTTAGCTTCTAGTTGGGCTGCTTCTCTTGTTAACACAATTAAAACAAAGCAGATTATGATTGGTGGGGCAAATATTTACAAAGATATTCTCGCATGGCAAACTACTCCTGGCAGCGGAGGTGGAACTCCAGGTTTGTTTGGTTTTAAAGTTACAGCAAGCTTGCCTAAAATTATTAACACAGTCTATAAAAATCCAACTGAAGCTAAAGCAGCAGCTGGAGTAGGCGCTGACGGGTTATCATACCAAATTAAATTATCGAACGGTAAAGTTTTCCAAGGATATTATTGGAACGGAAAATCTGCAGTCGGATCTGCAAAAGCTGCTTCAGGTATGCTTGTTGATCCTGCATCTGGAACAGCAAAGATGATGGGTCACGGTTCCGCACTATTTAAACATGCAAACTATATGAAAAAATTAGGCATTTTAATTGATGCTAAAACAGGAACTTTTAGTGTTATTAAAGGTTCTGGTGCTTCTTTGATTGATCCAAACTCACCTGATTATATGAATAATTTAAAAATTATTTCAACTAATTTGCAAGGTTCAATTCCTGGGTTATCTAAAGTAACTACTGTGTTCACCGCAAAAAATAGTTTAGCTGGAATAGCTGGAAATTTTAATTCTGATAGTCAAGAGTTTATAGCAAAAACTTTATACAAACAGCTAACAGGAAAAGCTTTGGCAGGTGAAGTTCCTGAAGTGGATTCGTCATTCGGCAAATATGTTGATCAATTAGAATATTCTCTAAGAAAAGGAAAGAGTATTGTAGCAACAGATGTAAACACTAAAAAGCAGTTTATATTAAAAGGTGCAAATGCTGTAAGAGCTGCTAGAGATAGTAGAGCTGCATTAAAATCTTACGTTGCTGACGTAAAGGCAGCTGCTGCTAAGTTTACTAGCGGAAAAGATCAGCTTAGCTGGTGGGAGTCATCAGGTGATGTAGAAAAGCAATTTGTTGCTGACGTAAAGGCAGCTTTTGCAAAGAATATTATAAATCACAAATTAGCTGGTGTCAAAACAACAGTTGCTGATATTATTAAGGTTCTTGATAATAAGGCAGCACAGCAAGGTTTAGATATGATATTGCCAAAAGCTATGACAGGCGGCTCTTTAAATATAAGTAAAGCTAGCGGCGGTGCTGCTAAGAAAACTTTATTATCAAAAGTAAAAGTTGTTCAAGGTCGTACACCTAAAGATATTCCTGTAGAAATTCCAGATGGGTTTGACTATACAGCATGGGGTGCTAAAGTTATGCCAATTGTTGGTATAACAACAAAAATCATGTCTGAATTTGTTAAAAGAGGAATTCAAGGTGCAAATTTTGCTGAGTATTATTACAAAATATTCAACCCACAACAAGTTTTTTATGCTGATATTTTGACTTGCTTCCTTGGTGGAAAAATTGTTACGCCTAATGCAAAGATGGCAAACACTGGAGACGATGGTGGTCATACTGGTATTGATGATACTGAGGTTGACGCTTTCATGTTTGGAGATCCAAGCCAGCAACAAAAATTTACGCCTAGTAAAGAAAATCAATTAACAATGCTTGCAAGCGGTGGATTTAACACAGCAGACCTTGACAGCGTTAGTAGTAAGTCTGGAAAAGATGAATCTTTATATCTTAATGGTGAAACATTAAATGAAAAAATGGTTTATAATGTTTCTTTATCTTCTTATTTATTTGAAAATAAATTAGTTACAAAGAAAAATAAATCTTCTAAAATAAAAAATATCAAGTTAGCAAATGAAATTAACGAACATAAAAAACTTCAAGATATGTTTAAAAATATGTTTTAAGAGTAGACAACAATGAAATTAAAAAAAAAAGAAATGATCAGTATTCTTAGAGAAGAATATGAAAAACGAGTAGATCATTATATCAATTTAAGTGAAATTGAAATTAAAGACAAGAAAGATAATGATTTAATATCTTCTGCAAAAGGTTTAAAAATTAAAGACAAAGCAGGATTTACATACACAATTCTTGATATCGTTCAAAATTCAGGAAAAGTGTTTGTTAAATTGCTTAAGCCTGGCGAAGCATTGCCTTCAATCGATATGCCAGCGTCTTCGACGCCT